CACCTTTGCTCCGATGCGTTCTGCGTGATCGAATATTCGCTGACTTCCGACAACGTTGTTATGCCAATACTCGTTAGGGATTTCCTTACTCTGCCTAACACCAGGCAATCCAGCAAGATGGATCACCACATCGCATTCTGGCAACTCGCAATTAGTAATATCGTTGCCAGACTTGATATCTAATCCTACGCACTCATATTTTTTGGAGAAGTGGTTAAAGACGTTGCGACCAATAAACCCTTCATGTCCAGTAATCAAAAACTTCATTCAGTACTCAGTGCCTCGTGGTATAGGTTTTGCATTAACGTATCCAATCTTTGTCTATCGCTCTGCAGTTGCAAACCATCGATATATTTGGTCAGGATCGTCAGCGTATCTTCAGCCTCATTGATAATATCATCATCTGCTTCGAGGTCCATGTGGAAGTGATCTTCGACAACTTGAATATCGCTAACGCCAGCCTTCTCCAACTTATCAATCATAAGATCGAACCATGCAGTGTTGTTCTTATTCCTAACGATTAGCTTTATGACCGTTCCCTTGAACGAATCATAGTCGATGTTGACAACTTCTTCCATAGTCTTGTCTGTATCGTCATACAGGATCTTATGGAACATCGTGAATGGATTGGGGATGAATTCCAACTCACCAGTGTCCGTATCGTAGATGTGAAATCCTTTGATATCGCCGTGATCGGACCACGTCATTTCATATGGTGTGCCTAGGTAATGGACATTACCATTTTGCGATCTGTGGTGGAAGTGCCCGGATAACACCATTGGCGGACGACGGAAGATACTAACATCTAAACCTTCATCGCATAGCGTTCCTCTGTACATTTCGAAGCCAGTGATCTCGAAATGTCCAACAACAGCATCGGCATTGGTGTTCATAATTGCGTCGATACATTCCTGTTCATTCTCAGGGCTGATCCACGGCACCAACAAAAACTTCTTGTCCTCAAATGATATCTCAGTAGGTGAGTTGATCACTTGGATGTTGTCATATCCACGCAACAATAAGTCTAGCGAATTGACAGCGTTTGTATTCTTGTAGTACGTGTCGTGATTGCCGACCAACGCATACGTAGTAAGTTCGTTCAGCGGATCGAGCAAATACTCACGACCATGCTTCAATGACTGGAAGTTGATGTATTTGCGACGATCGAACATATCACCAAGCTGAATAACGTTGGTGATATTATGCTCACGGAGGTATGGAAAGAAGACTTCATCATAGAACTTCTTGAAAAATTCGTGGAAGTTTAAACTATCATTGCGCGCACCTATATGCGTATCGCCTAGCAAACAAACTTTCATAATTACTCGTCTAAGTTATCAGTATCAATATCGGCTTCAGTCATATCGTCGACTTCGCGTACTTCATTTTCAGAAAGGACGTCTTCTTCAATGAACTTTTCTACGCCCTTTTTAGCACGTTTCTTTTTCTTCGAAAGCAGATTGTCTTCAAATGACTTGATGAAGTCAAACATATTATCATTATCGAGATCGATATGCGTTGGTGTAAATTCTTGTTCGCTGAATTCACCTTGCTCATACAATTCATTGAGTAGCATAGAGTTTTCTAACGTCTTATGCTTGATGTATGTCTGTTTCTTCTCTTTTAAGATTCTACGCAGGAACGCGTAGTAAATGATTTGTGTAAAGTATGCAAATGGGTTGGTAGACTTGAGAGGATCGAAGTTGTCAATGTAGCATATACAATTCTCTATGCCATCAGAGATCATCTCTTCTCTGTATGAGTAATTTACAAAGTTAGGCTTCGTGGATAGCCTGTTTGCAATCATTAATATACATTCACCGACGTAATTAGGAATACGCGGTCTATCAGTGCCATTTGCTTTTGCGTCGAGTGATGCCTGTCTAAAATCGACCATCACTCGATATAATTCTTTATTGTCAACATAATGGGTAGCCATTATTTCTCCTATGTTCCATACCAACGTACCACTATACGTACCTGCAGGGGTAGGGTCAACACTAAATGCTCAGTTTGCGGGACCTTCTGTGTCCATTCTTTCTAAAAGTGCCGTATAGAGCTCTTCTTTATTTGTTGCTTTTCTGACAGACGATCTACCGACTACGCCCATCAACTCATTATCGATATGATCGTCAATCTCTTCCTTGTAGTTGGCAAGAGCGTGGATGTAGTATTCTGCCATCGTCGGTTTAGGCTCTACCATGTGGACGACTTGATCTAGAAAAAACGTGAATGTTGGTTCTGCAGCAAATGGCATATACCGGCTAACACTGACTGTTGGCATCGGTTGGAACGATACAAACTTGTAGTTGATTTGCAATGGATCAGTGATGCTAACACCAGATGTTGTCTTTCTTACATCTCCAAGCAACTCTGCTCCATTAGCTAGCTTGACAAGCATTAAAGCCATTTTATCCTTTCAGCGGAATCATGTGTATCTTATATTCAAACTTCTCTTCACCATAGATCTTTACACGTTCTGCAAAGTGTTTAATTGTATGGTTCTTCCAGGACTTCCATGTCAGATCATCTGCGATATCGTATAGCGTAGCATCGGACTTCGTATTGCTCTTACGCAGACTGCGGCCGATCGATTGCAGCGTTCTGATACGCGACTTAGAAGGACTAGCGAATATAACGTTGTGTAGGTTCTTAATATTGACGCCTGTTGAGAATGTACCATATGATGCAATAATGATAGCATCGTTCTGCATCTCAACAATAGCTCTGACCCGCTCACGTACTTCTACATCAACATCTCCATGTATGTAGTATACGTTCGGCTGATCCTTGAGTAAATCATACAGGACGTCGCCGTGCTTTTCAACGAATTGAAACAGTATTAATGTATTACCCTTTAGGTTCAACGCTAGATTGCGTATGAAAATGTTTCTCGCCCTATGCTGGACGATCCATGCAATCTCATCTTTATACTGTGCCTTCTTCATTAGCTGACGATGTTCGTCAGTATGTTTCAATACAATACAATTGATACTGAGGTTCGAAGCATACCCTTGCTCTATCAACTCAGCAGTCGTGATAAAACGAACTACAGGGCCGAATATACCCTCTAACACAAGTCTATGCGTGTGTGTACCATCAAGCGTACCTGTATAACCGTAACGATAGTCACAATCTGGCATCTTGCTGAGAATCGACGTTAAGCTCTTTGCTTTGAAGTTGTGTGCTTCATCTCCAACGACGACCTTGAATGGATCAAACCACTTGCGTGGCATCTTATAGATCGACTGCCATGTTGATACAACGATTCTCGCCTTCACGTCAGTGGAGAATCCTTCCATGATCTTTTGGCACATCTTGCTAAGATCGATTGTTGTGTATGATTGGAAGTCCGATACCATCTGATGGACGAGTGATGTGGTAGGAACAACAACAAGCGCTCTACCACCAGTCTTCATCAACGTATACATCAACGTCAGGAAGATCATAAATGACTTGCCTGATGATGTCGGCGATAGGAATAGTGTTCTCTTCTTTTGAACTGCGTGGACAAATGTCTTTAATTGATAGTCCCGCACTTCCATTGTTAGTTGCAGCTTATCACAGAATGCCTTAGCATCTTCTTCTGTAAACTGCTCATCAGTAAAATCTGACAGATATCCTACTGAATAATTTCTCTCTTCTGCAAATGTCTCAATATAATGATTGAGCCCACCATAGATTAGCTGCGTAGCTGTATGATATAACCGTATCTTTCCATCCCACTTCTTCGCCTTTACTAGTGGGTGGAATCTTGCTCCAGGTGATTGAAACGTAAAATAATCACTCAATTCTTGGCCAATTGCTGGCTCACAGTGTATCTTATTTGATATTGAATTGAACTTCTCTATAATGATGTCGGTCATATTCCATTTTGAAACTTACTCCACTCAATTGCATTCTTAATATTGAACCCTAGCGTACCAAGCGTCTTGATAATTGATTCGAGGAAGTTTACCTTTTCTTGTTGTAGGTCTACTTTCAGCTGCGCTTCCCTCATTGAGGTATCTGATTCAAGATACATTGCAATGTCCGTACGGAGAATCTTCAGTGGGTTTGGTTGCCATCCATACTGATCCATTACTTCCTTAGCAAGTGTACCGTTGTACCACTCATACTTATCTCGGTATAATTCCTTGAAGTTTGATTCCATCTTACGCAGCATTAATCTTTCCTGCGAAAAGATCTTGAAGTACTTTGCATGCATTTTAACAATGCGGAGAGACTCATCCCCCAACTCAGAACGATCAATTTGGGAATCAACATCCCATAGGTTTTGGATTTCTTCTAATTTCATAATAAAGTAATAATAAAATAATATTCACAGCGACAAGGCTGACTATATTGGGTTCGGATGGTCAGGTCAACGGGGTGATGTTGAAAGTGCGGAATCTAAATGTAGCAACTGTCTCGATGTAGTCGACATCGGCAGCTGTTGAGTTGAACATGAATCCACCCAAGTCTGTTGGGTACATATCAACGAATGTGATATCGAACTTAGGATTCATTGCACTAGAGAGAACTGTCAGTGTAGCATCCGAGTACACTTCGGTAGGCTGGTATTGATCAAAGGAGTCTGGAAAGCCGATTGCTTTAATCCAGTTGAAGATTTCAAGGTAGTTGGCCATCGCTTCATCGACCTTGAATGTAATCTGCAAATCACCATATCCGATATGATCACCAGCCACAGGCACTTTAACGAACGGCGAAGGTATGCTGGCAGCTCCAAGAGCTATACCAGGCAAGTTGACGTTCTGAACGAAGTAATTGACGTTTGGTGTCTTCTTGATTGTAAACTTAAACCCTAACGGAGAAAGGAAATTCTTGTTAGATGGTTCAGTGATTGAATATGACATTAGTGCCTCCTGAACTATTTAGGCATAAAAAAGAGGGCCTCTTTCGAGGCCCCCTGTAAAATGTCCATCTTCGTGGACTTGGTCAACTCTCTGATTAGAGGATGTTGTCAACCAATACGCGACGGTAGTACACGTTGCTGTCTTTAGTGAGAGCACCAAGACCTGCGTTTGCGCCTTCCGCGAATGGGTTAGCGACCATGCCGTAACGTGTCTTGAAGCCGATCTTAGGTTGGAAAGAACCTTGATCGACAGCGCGAACCATTTGCAATGGAACGTATGGGCAGTAGAACAAGCCAGCGTCGAATGCAGAAGCACCCTTGTAGCCAACAACCATGTAGTTGCCAGTTGCATATGGGTCGATGTAGACCTTGATGCGACCGTTCAACACACCAGCGAATGTGTTACCAGTGTCATCAACTTGCAAGTTGTTGCTGTTCAATGCTGGAGCGTAGTCAAGAACACCAGCCATTTGCAATGCGGAAGCGACGTCCGAAGAGCAGATGATGATGTTACCCTTACCACGACGTGTAGCCTTGGCAATAGCGTTAGCTTCACGTTCAACTTGGAACATCAAGCCCTTGAACTTTTCAACAGACCAACGACCGTTAGCATCAACGTCCAAGTCGAAACGACCTGCAGTTGTAGTACCAGACGAAGCACCTTGAGTAGCTGTAACAGCGATTGTACGAACAACTTCGCGGTTGATTTCAGCCAAGATTTCTGTTGTCAAGATGTTTGACAATTCAGTTTCAGCGTCAAGACCGTGGATAGCCTTCAAGTCTTGTGCCAATTCCATTGTATATTCTGCCTTCAAAGCACGTGACTTTGCTGTGACAGAAACTTTCTCGATAGAGAAAGCCATTTCTGGGATAGCTGTACCGCCAGAGATACCGAGGCCTTCAGCAGTAGCTGTAGACATACCTGTACCCATGTTGTAGATACCAGTTTCAGCCAAGTTAGCTGTACCAGTTGTTGTGTTACCTGGGTAACCACCAACTTGCTTCTGACCAAGTGTGTTAGCACCAGTAGTAACAGAAGAGAATGTTGTGTCGACTTCATTGTAGAAAGTCTCTGTACCAGTTTGGTTAGCATAGCGAGCGCGCATAGCGAAGATCAAGCCTGTTGGGCCAGTCATCGGTTGAACACCGCAGATGTCATAAGCAATCAGGTTAGGCATTGCACGGCGGACCAAGCTGATCAACACTGGATCGAAATTATCGATCTCAGAACCAGTTTGGTTAGCGTGTGTAGCTTCGCTCAAGAGGCTTTGTGAGCCACGTGAACCAGATTCACGCAAAGCGCGTTCTGTGTTTTCCAAAAGCACAGCTGTAACGCCACGCTTATGAGCATTTTCGATCTTTGGAAGATCTGCGTGCTCAATGACTGGAGCCCACTTGTTTTGGATGTCTTCGGTTAAGTACATTTTTTCCCCTTTTTTTAAAAAAAATTATTGACTAAACTTATTTATAAAACTTTTACTTTTTGACTGTACGAGCGATCGCAGAGACGTAGTTTGCAACTGGGCCAGCAACTGTTTTAGCTGGTGTTACAACAGATTCATCTAGTTCAACGATTTCGGTTTCTTCAATCAATTTTGCAGCAACAGCTTTCTTTTCGCCAAAGTATTGTTCTTTAACGATTTCGAGCTTTGTGCGGTATGTGTCGATTGTATCAAACTCTACACCCTCAGCAAGTGTGCGAAGCTTTTCAACTTGAGTCATAGCAAGACCTTCAGCAACTTGATCGAATACATCTTTTTGTGCAGATGCTTCAACGAGTTTGCTCAATTCAATGTTTTCTTCGATAGCGCCATTCAAAGTAGCTTCGAGTTCTTCAACTCTTTCAGCCATCTCTGCAACGAGGTCGATCTTTTCTTTTGGTACGGTGATGTAGGATTCTTCGAACAAGCCTTTTAGCTTCTCGATGAATTCTTCAGCGATGATTGTGTTCAACGAAGATTCGATAGCAACTTCATTTGCTTCCATCCATTGCTCAACTACGTAGTCGAGGTAGTCAGAAACTTGCTCAGACAATTCTTCGGACAATTCTGCCTTAGCAACTTCGAAAGATTCTTCGAGTTCAGCTTGCTTAGCAGCAAATTCTTCTTCCAATGCTGTACGCTCTTCAGCGATGCGGCTAGCAACAGCAGCTTCGAAAATGATAGATGCTTTGTCTTTGAATTCTTCAGACAGATCATCACCGAACAAGCCGTCGATTTCTTCTTTCATGGAAGAAGAAGCTGCAGATGGCTTAGCAGCGATAGATGCTTTGTTTTTAGCAGCTGTGTCGCCTGTTGGAGCTGTGTTGTTTTCGCTATCAGTAGTCTGGACTTCACCTTCGAGTTTCTTCGAAGCTGTTTCGCCCTGATTCTTGTCAGCACCACGGTTAGCGTGTGCATTGCCAGTAGCGACTGGGTCAGCCGACTTAGAGCCGCCTGTTGCACCACCGCCCACTTGGTCAGATGCCTTCTCTAACAATTCTTTTTTGGACATTTAATTCTC